AACGAGGGTTTATCAGTGCATTTAGTACTAGTTAAGTTTGACAGGTTCAAATAGTGTGGTATAATATGCACATACAACGAAGAAAGAAAGAGTTGTAAATTAGATAAACATAATATAACAACAACAAGGATAAACAAAATGGAAAATTACAAGAAAATGCACAAATCGGCTATAGTTAAGGGTGAATTAGCGGAGCAATTAAATAAACAAATAGCAGACACATACATCAACGAGCACAATCAATATGTGAATTGGTTAAATGTTCAACTTCGAGATGATAGTTTTAAAGCAGAAGTTAAAGCAATGCAAGATAATATCAATCTATCTAGCACTCAAAAACTAATGCTAGGACTTAAGGCTAAAGATACACTAGAGCAAAGAATTAGACTTAAAACAGCTAATAAAACGCTTTTAAATGCAGAACTAGTGTCATTTCAACAAGTAGAAGCTAAAGCCTATGTCTGGATTATCGAAGATATCGAGCAAAAGCCAGAGGCAACTTATGAAGAATTAAAAGCGAAGTTTGAAGAAAAAGCACTAGCAGATTTTGGCAAAGTGGTAAAGGTAGAAGAAATTAGCTAAATAGTTTTACAGGCTCGAAAGAGCCAACCAAAAACAACAAGTAAAAACAACAAGTGGAGAAATACTAATGTTATATAAAGACATAAAAGAAACTAATCAATATAAGAGAGATACTAATTGCTGTACGGTAGTTGCATCATCGGTAGCCTTTAATCAGAAGTTTGAACACACTCAAAATTATTACAGCACTAACGGTAGGCGNGGTCGAGGGCTTGACCATTGGACAAGCATTAGACTAATTAATAAATATGCTGTACAGGTAGGCGGTAGCGTAGAAGTAATAAATCCTAAAACCTTGACAGGTGGTGCGACTATGACAGTCAATAACAGTAAGAAATATCTAGATAAAACAAAGAATTATATTATGTTTTCTAGGGGTCACGCTATAGGGGTTAAAAATGGAGTTGTTGAAGACTGGAGCAAAGGTACAAAGCGACCAATTAGAGAGCTTTACTGTATCACTCCGCCAAAAGGATTTGGTTCATATCTACCAACTGAAGAAGTTTTACAGCCTCGAAAACTTATGTCAGCACTTGACCAAGCACTTGAATTATTAAACTAGGAGAAATAACAATGGAACAAGCAACTAAATATATAGCAATACCAACGGATTTTAAAATGTACGGTACTTATTTTAATGACTACGGAGAAACATTTGAAGCGGACACTATGGAATCACTTTGGGTAAAACTCGAGGAGTACGTCAAGTGGGGTAGTGACGAGTACGAGCAATACAAAGATATGTACTTGAATATGCCTAAAGGTAGGGTAGCGATTGAAGCCCGAGGTTATTACGGGTGGGAAGTATTTACTAAAATAAACACTGTAATAGGCTCGGGACAGGAACTTTAAATAATAATAAAACGGAGAAATAAAAATGGAACAATACATAGTGAATGATGAGTACTTAGGTACTAAGGAAAAGTTTGATACTTACGAGGAAGCAAACGATTATTGTTTGGAGCAGGATATTATCTATTACTCTAAAGCAATGAATTATCTAATGGAGAATGACTTCTCCTTGAGAGAATCAATAGAAATGTGCGTTGATATGGGTTACGACTTGGAGAATATTAATAGTGAATTACTCGCTAGTGTGCACTATCAAGATGCGTTACTACAGAGCATTGAAGAAGTAGAAGTAGAAGAAGTAGAAGAAGTAGAATAAACGAGAGTTTTACAGCCTCGAAAACTAAATAAGTAATAACAATTAGTTATTAATTAACTAAAAACGGAGAAATAAAATGAAAGTACAACAGATGATAAATAAGAACTACAACCCTGTAGCAAATCAATTCATTATTGAATCAACTTACAAGGACGGTAGAAGGAAAGCACTATATTTTCAGAGTTACGATAGTATTATCGTTAAAAGGGCGAAGGGTAAGACTTACCTAGACAGCCGTTACTGGGATTATAGTGTTACAACAGGGAAGTATCGTAATCAGTTTCTTAGTGAAGGAATTGCAGATACTAGAGAGAAGATTCAAAACGGTGAGTACATTTTAACCGACTTAAATAAGGAGAAATAGAGATGGATTATCATACTATTATTATGTCACTAATGGTTTTTATTCTAGTAGCTTTAGTTTTGTTTGCTTTGGTTATGTGCATTGACTTAAACAAGTGGATTAACAAAGAAGCAGAAATAGAACAAGCTAAGAAAGAAATATTATTAAAAATAAAACAATTGGAGAAAGAAGATGAACAGTAAAGAGCGTTACAGAGATAGAGTTAAGGGTTATGCACAGATACACAAGCTAGAAGGCTTGAATAGAACTGAGTTTGATATCCTTACTTATATTAAAGCTAATAAAGAGAATACACAAGCACAATTAGACAGAGATATTTTGTTTAATGATGTAAGCCTAGCAACAATTAAAAGAGGTGTTATTAAACTAATCAGTAAGGATTTAATCGTTGCTGAGAGAGATGCAATTGATGTACGAAGAGTTTTACTTACAGCAACATAGTTTTACAGACTAGAAAACTATTACTTATAAACAAACGGAGAAATAAAAATGGAAATTAAATTTAAAACAGACGGTTGGCACGAAACAAACAAGGTATATAAATTAGCACGTAGTGTGTTTAGTATTCAAGACCACGAAGGAGTTGATTGTAGCTATGAGGTAGGTGCTTTTGATGATGAACACCACGAGAATGATTGTGTTGTTATTACTTTTACTAATGTTAGTTGGAGAGAAACTAACAAGTTAGATACGTTAGTAGAATTAATCAAAGAGTTTACAGGTGTGTATGAAGATGAGGAGAATGACGATGCCTAATACTATTAAAGCAATTGAAACACGGTTCGTTGGTGACAATGTCATAGTAGTACTAACAAACGGTGCTGGTATGAGAACTCCAGTTATTAAATCTAAGGATATGGGATTGTATAACTTACATACTCAAGCTGGGCTTACAAAACTATGGGAGAAGAGATTATGAGTAACACAACAAGAGATGGGGTGAGGTATTTTGGTTGTTGTTTATGTGATGATATCTTCGAGGGCTACGGTAATAATCCAGAACCGATGAAGAATACAGAGGGTGACGACTTTGAAGATGATGATGAGTGTTGCATTGCTTGTAATAACACAAAGGTTATACCTGCAAGAATGAAGGAGATGGGATTATGAAAAACTGGAAAGCAGAAGCAACTAAGTTGTTTAATGGTAAGGTGGTGTCACATATTAGATATACAGATGCAGATGAAACAAAAGAGTTTGGTTGGAGTTGGTCAGCACCTATTATTTTCTTTACTGATGGTACTTGGATTATGGCGAGTTCTGATGATGAAGGTAATAGTAGTGGTGCGTTTTGGACAAGTGAAGCCGATATGGAAGTAGTACCAAGAGGAGGTAGAGATAATGAGTAAATTTTATAATGAATATGATGAGTGTACGGTATGGGTCAATGGTACAGATGTTACTGATGGTTTTGTGAGTAAGAGTACAGCAGTAGCCCTGCAGTTTGCATTTAAGAAGATGGGTTACGAAGATGTATCTATAGAGGAGGTAGACTAATGAGTAGCACTGGAACTAAAACTACCTATGGGGAAATGACTGAATATGTATATGACGGTGCGACTATTGAAGAGATTATTACATCTCACGATACTCACGATAACTACAACTCATTAAGGGTGTGGTATAGAGGAGATGAGTTAAACCTAAAAGAGTTAGAGATAATTGTATATCAAGAGGGAGAAGATGATGAGTAAAGTTAAATGGAAAGAAGGTATGACTATGGTTGAATATGGGCGATTAGTTAAAGAAGAGCAGTTTCAGAAGTTTTCATCTGTAATGGAACGTGTACTAACACCAATGGTTACTGAGGATTTAGCAGGTAGTGGTCAATATCTTGATGATGAGATAGGTGACCAAGACTTTAATAATGCTGTTGAAGAAGTTGTAGAGGAGCAGATTAAAGGACAGTGGGATTATTATAACGATACCATTGGTGATACTGTAACCGAGCTTCTAGGCTCAGACTTTATGAATACAATTTAATGGGTGCGAAACATAGAGAATGGATACTGGATGATGGGAGTGTTTGGACTACTACAATGGTACGTGAGTTAGTAGGCTGTACGGCAAGTAGTGCTTATAACAGACTGACTAAAAGTGCTGACCCTAAGAGAGTACTAAGACCACTTGATGCAGTTAAGAAGATTAACGGAAAGAAGGTGTATATCTTAGATGATGGTAGTGGTTGGACTAGTGATATGGTAGTAGAGCATACAGGATGTTTAAAGTCTACTGCCTCTACTAGATTATCCTGCTATACAGACCCTGATAAGGTGTTAGCACCTCCTTTAAAGAAAACACAGCGAGAAATGGAAGCTAGGAAAGCGATGAAAGACCGTATGTACTTTGACCGTCTAGGTCATTGGGCATTAATTAATAAGTATTCATAACAACTAAGAGTTTTACAGACTCGAAAACTAAACGGAGAAAATAAAATGAGTAGAATAACGGATTACATAATTGAGCAAGAAGGTAATAATAATTTAATGTTTGTTAATGGGGAGTACCAACCAACCCCTGGATATTTGAAATGGAGGCAAGGAACACAGCCTCTAATCGATACCTTAATTACAAAGGAGCAAGATGATGAGTTTATCCGCGAGAGAGAATCGTGGGTAATTGAGCAGTTTGAACTTAGTTTAGAGGAGAACTAGAAATGGATTTAGTTAAGGAACAGGAAAGACTTGAGGAGTTACAGTTAATTGAGGCTCGTGCCAAAGTAATTAAGAACTACCTTAACTTAGTTTCTAATGATAAAGGTGGTGTTACTGCAGAAGGTATAGCACTTCAGAAGTTAGGAGTAAGTCGTTTAGAGAGTACAGTTAAAGAGTATTTTACTAAAACCTTAAGAGGTAAGGCTAATCAGAAGAGAAAACCCTTGATGCACTATCGAGGGAGAGAGCAGGACTTATCATTCCTTATAATATCTAGTGTTGTGTGTTGCTTAATGAAGAAACCTGCATCAGTACAACAATTAGTAGGGATTCTAATTAGAAACCTAAAGAATGACATACTTCTTGAAACATTCTCAGAGCAAGAACCTAAGTTATTCTCCTATATTGAGTATGAGTATAAGAAACGAGGAATAGAGTACGTTAATTCTAGAAAGAAACGACTAGCTCAGTTAATGGTAGAGCAAGACGTTGAGAGTATCCCGACAGATGCAGGTATCTCTATGTTAGAACTCCTATTAGGAGCTAATTTAGGACTGCTAGAGAAGTTTAAGAAACATACACCTAACACCAAGAAGGCACGGACTAGTCCTTTGTACTTCTTTAAATTAACTGACGAAGCTGAAGAGGTAGTAGCAGGAGTACAATCATTTATTACTGATATTTCAATAACATACAAACCATTGGTAATACCACCTCGTAACTGGGTAGAGGGTGGTTGTGGTGGTTATCATCACTCAGATTGTAAAGGATTTATAAAACTAAAGAATAATAAGCAGCGGAAAATATTTATTAGGTTAGTTGAGGAAGGTATGGACTTATCTAGGCTGTACGGTGTTGTTAATTCAATTCAAGCTACACCTTGGCGAGTAAATGATTGGTTATTCAACATAGTAGAAACCATATTAGATAAGAACATAGTAGATTACTCAAAACCTAAAGATAATCCTAAGTGTATAGGAGGTTTACCTTATCAAGAGTTTGTTAATGTAGATGATTTGGTAAAGGCTGAGAGTTTTGGTCAGGTATATACAGATGAACGAGGGTTCACTAGACACGAAAGAAGAGAAGATTACACTGCTTACTACTCTAGAAGAGAGGAAGTATTGGCGAAGTTAGAAGCAAATAACAGCAGAAGAGTGATATATGCCGTTGCTTTTGATATAGCAAGACAGTTTAAGAAGTATGATAAGTTTTACTTCTCTTACAAAGCTGATTTTAGAGGTAGGTTATATCCAGTACAACAAGTATTTAATCCACAAGCAACAAGTAATGTTAAAGCCCTGATGGAATTTTCTGAAGGGGTGTTACCTGATGCTAATGGAATTTATTGGTTGAAGATAGCACTAGCCAACTCGTATGGCTACGATAAATTAACTTATGATGGTAGAGTTGCTTGGGTTGATGATAATTTAGACAGTATAACTAGAGTTGCTGAGAGTCCTTTAGGGGAAACTTCTTTCTGGACTGAAGCTGACGAACCCTTAATGTTTTTAAGTGGCTGTAAGGCACTATCAGATGCCTTGAATGGAGAAGTAGTTCACTATCCTGTCCCACTCGATGCTACTTGTAGTGGTATTCAGATTTACTCGGGGTTGTTGATGGATGAAGATGGAGCACGAGCAGTGAATGTAATCAATAATGATACAGGCAGACCTGCTGACATCTACAAGGACGTAGCTGAGGTAGTAGAACGAAGGTTACTTAGTGGAGATTACCCTAAAGAGTTTACTTTTACTGATAGTGATGGTAATTTTACTGAAGTTAAAACAACTAAAGAGGCGATGGGACTGAAAGGGAAAATAACTAGGAAGCTAACTAAACGTAATGTAATGACACAGCCCTACTCAGTAACTCAAAGAGGTATGTATGACCAATTAAGAGAGTTATTTGATGAAGCACAGGACGATGGAGAGATATTTTGGGAAGGTAAGAAGTGGGTAAGTATTAAATTATTAACCCACCTAAACACTCAAGCTATATTTGAGGTCGTTAAGGGGGCTATTATAGGACAGGAGTACATCAAAGGTATTACTAGGAACTTTAATCTAAGTAACCAACCCTTAGTATGGACTACTCCTATATTTGGTTTCCCTGTTATACAGGCTAGTCAGAAGAGAATAAAGAAACAACTAAGAACTCAGATGGGTGTACTATCGTTTAGTCATTTAACTAATGACATTAACACTAGGAAGCAAACAAGTAGTATTGCACCTAATTTTATTCACTCGTTAGATGCTACTCTTATGATGTTAACTGTAGAGAGGTTAGTTAAAGAGTATGGTAGTACTAGTTTCGCTTTGATACACGACAGTTTTGCTGTACCTTGTACTGAAGTAGAGCATCTTAACAATGCAGTAAGAGATAGTTATGTTGAATTGTTTATGTCCGAACCTTTAGCTGATTGGTATGAGCAGTTACAAAGCAAATTACCTACGGTTGAACTACAACATCCTGATGAAGTTATGATTTATACCTTGGACATCCAAGAAGTATGGGAAAGTAACTATATATTTAGTTAAATAAGTTACTTTAACTGTTGACTTAGTTAAAAATATATGAATGTGTCCGATAAAAGCATACTTATATACAGGAGTAAGTAACTAAGTTAATAAATAAGTAAGAACTACTACTATTAATAAATATAAGTATATAACTTTGTTAGTAGAAGTAACTAAATAAGTAATAACAAGTAGTATAAGAGAAGTAGTGTTAACTACAGTAGTATAAGATAAGTAAAAACATAAGGAAAATAAAATAAAATGAACAATTTAATAATTATAATGTTGTTGGTGTTTCTATCAGGATGTACGTTAGAAGGAGAAGTTTATCCTTGGTATGATGATAGAGGTAACAGCGGTATCATAAACTCTATAAAGTTTTAGGATATATAAGAGAGTAGTGTTTAGGTCAGGGGTCGTCTTAGGTTTAGTTATGTTTTCCTTTTCATTCCCCATCTCCCACCTAACTATCCCACTACTCTACTTATATATCTTAGGTTAGATGTATAGAGGGAATAATCCCACAAGTAAAAACAATTAAGGAGACTGATAATGTCAAACACAAATAAAATTAAATCGTTAGTTACACCAACAGGTGATGCTCTATGGGCTAAAGTAACTGAACCACAGGCTAATAAGTTTAACCCAGTACCTATGTATTCTATGAGTATTGTGTTTAAACCTGAAGAGGTATCTGAGTTTAAAGCTAAAGTAGAAGAGCAGTTAAATGCTTTCTATGATGAGACCTTTGCAGAATTAAAACCTGGCAAGCAGAAGAGCTTAGTTAAAGCTGATTTGTTTCGTGAAGCAGAAGATAAGGATGGTAACTTAACTGGGGACTTAGAACTACGCACTAAGCAGTACTCTAAGGACTTCAAAGGTAATGAGATGATTATGACTATCGTTGATAGTGCAGGTAAAGATATCACTCAAGGCTGTCCGTTGGTTGGTAATGGTTCTAAAGTGAGAGCAAAGGTATATCCTAAGCCTTACTATATGGCTTCTACTAATAAGGTTGGTATTTCTATGAGACTTAATGCAGTACAAATCATTGAGTTAAATGAATACAACAAACCATCAGGTGGGTTTGAGGCAGTAGAAGGTGGTTATGTAGCACCACGAACTAGCCCTCCAGTAGAAGTTACTACTACTGACGACTCTCCGTTCGATGATAATCTAGACTTCTAATGCGTAGGGATACGGAGGATGGTGAGCTAATAAATGCTCACCTCCCCTGTCCTGATTGCGGTAGTTCTGATGCGTTAAGTGAGTACACTAATAACACTTATTGCTACAGTTGTACCGCATATCACTATACTGGGGAAAACGAACAAGTAAAACAAACAAGTACAAACAATAGGAGACACAATATGAGGGACGAACTACTACACGGTGATTACGTTGCAGTTAAATCAAGACATATTTCACAGAAGACGTGCCGTAAATATGGTTACCACAGAGCAGAGATTGATGGAAGCCCAGTCTACTTAGCCAACTACTACGATAACAATAGTGAATTAGTAGGACAGAAGGTTAGGTTTAAAGACAAAACATTTAGAACACGAGGAGATGTAAACCCAGGCGTTATGTTTGGTAAGCATTTATTCAGAGACAAAGGAAGGCAGGTAATCATCACTGAAGGTGAGATTGATTGTTTATCCGTAGCGGAAGCATTTGAATGTAAGTATCCAGTGGTATCTATACCTAATGGTGCTACTAGTGCTAAGGCTACAATCAAGAAGAACCTAGAGTGGTTAGAGGGCTTCAATACTATTGTGTTGTGGTTCGATAATGACGAAGCAGGTAAGAAAGCAGTAGAAGAAGTAATGCCACTACTATCACCAGGAAAGGTGAAAGTAATTACTACTCAGTACAAGGATGCTAACGAGATGTTAGTAGCTGAAGGTACAAGTTCTGTAGTCAGTGCAAGTTATGAAGCAAAGGAATGGAGACCCGATGGTATTCTCAATGGCTCAGAGCTATGGGAGAAGTATCAAGAGGTACAGGTATTTGATTCTGCTGAATATCCATACCCAAAGATGAACGAGATGTTTAAGGGGCTACGCAAAGGTGAGTTAGTTACCTTTACTGCTGGCTCAGGTATGGGTAAATCAACAGTAGTACGAGAGATTGCTTATGACTTAATGCTTAGGCAGGATAAGAAGATTGGATACATTGCACTAGAAGAGAATTGGCGTAGTACGTTAACTAAGTTCTTAGGTATGTATGCCAATAAACCTCTGTTCTATGATGATGAATTAAATCCCGAGGAAAAGAAGGAAGCTTGGGATGAAACTATCGGTAAGGACAGGCTGTATCTCTATGACCATTTCGGTTCTATGGAGACCGATAACCTAATGAGTAAGATAAGAGTTATGATTCATAACTGTGGTGTGGATTACATTGTCCTAGACCACATCTCTATTGTTATCTCAGGTATGGAAGGTGGTGACGAACGCAGGTCTATCGATAACCTAATGACTATGCTACGCTCTGTAGTTGAAGAGACTAATGTGGGTATGCTACTTATCTCCCACTTGCGTAGGGCATCAGGTGATAAAGGACACGAAGATGGAGCACAGATAACACTCAGCCAGTTAAGAGGTTCAGGTGCTATTGCCCAACTAAGTGATGCTGTAATTGGACTAGAGCGTGATGCTCAATCAGAAGAAGCAGGTGACAGGATAGGAATACGAGTATTGAAGAATAGGTTTGGAGGGGCGTTAGGTAAAGCTGACACCTTAAACTACAACCACGATACTGGTAGGATTGAGTGCATAAGCGATGAATTTGAGGGAGAATTTGACGATGAAGAAAACAGCGATTTTTGATTTAGAGACTGATAATTTACTCGATGAAGTTACTACTATCCACTGCTTATCATTCTATGACCTAGAAGAAGAAGAGTTACATTCCTTTCCACCTTGCTCAGTATATGATGGATTGTTAATGCTAAGTGAGTACGACACCATCATAGGGCATAACATCATTGGGTTTGATATACCTGTGATACACAAACTACATCCAAACATATCATTAAGTGATACGGTTGTTGATACTCTACTACTTAGTAAGTTAGCTTACTACAATATGCACTCAGTTGATGAGTTGTCAGATATACCCTCTAAACTCAAAGGGAGATACTCTCTTGAAGCCTGGGGGCATAGGCTTAACTCTAACAAAGGAGACTTCGGAAAACAAGAAGATGCTTGGGATGTGTTTACTAACGAGATGTTGCTGTACTGTGAACAGGATGTAAAGTTAACTGTAAAGTTATATAAGAAGTTACTAACTAAGACTTGGTTACCTGCAGAAGCCTTAAGAATTGAACAGGAGTTTGCTAAGATTATTACACAGCAGACTATTGACGGTTGGCTCTTTGATGTAAGTAAAGCACAGAAGCTACACGTTCAACTTCTTCAGGAGAAGGAACGAGTAGAAGAAGAGTTACATAAAGTCCTTAAGCCTAAGTACCTATGTATGTCACACAAGTCATACAAGAACCCACCTTACAATAGAAATGGGATGGCACATTGGGAGCACTCTAGTGTTGAGTTAACTAGATTTAACCCTGCATCTAGACAGCATATTGCTAAGTGGTTTGGTGACCTATATGGGTGGAAGCCTAAGTTATCAGAGAAGGGTAATCCTGTTGTGGACTCGAAGGTACTAGGTAGATTAAAGTATCCCGAAGCTAAACTACTATCTCACTTCTTCGATGTGAATAAGCTACTAGGTATGGTTGCAGAAGGTAACAATGCTTGGCTTAAATTAGTAGGTAATGATGACCGCATCCACGGACAGCTTGATACATTAGGAGCAGTCACAGGTAGATGTACTCATAGGAAACCTAACGTAGCACAGACACCTAGTAGCCGTTCATTTATGGGTGAGGAATGTAGAGCGTTATTCAAAGCCGATAAAGGATATAGAATTGTAGGCGTTGATGCTAGTGGTTTAGAGTTAAGAATGCTTGCTCATTATATGGCTAAGTGGGATGGGGGTGAATACGGTAAGAAGGTATTAGAAGAGGATATCCACACAGTAAACCAAGAAGCAGCAGGACTAGCTACACGAGACCAGGCTAAGACCTTTATCTATGCTTTCTTATATGGAGCAGGTGACGGTAAGATTGGTTCTATTGTTGGCGGTAAAGCTAAGGAAGGTAAAGCCTTGAAGAAGAAATTCTTTAAAACACTACCTGCTCTAGAGAAACTCATCACATCTGTTACTAAAGCAGCAGAGAAGGGGTACATCACAGGACTAACAGGTAGACGTTTGTATATACGCAGTCCACACGCAGCACTAAATACACTACTACAATCTGCTGGTGCGTACGTGATGAAGTACTACACAGTACTACTAGCTGAGAAACTAACTAAATATGATGTTAGGTTCGTAGGCAATATCCACGATGAAGTACAGATGGAAGTGTTAGAAGCTCAAGTTGATGAGGTTAAGGGGGTTGCGGAAGCAACATTTGCTGAAGTTACTAGCACTCTTAATTTCAGAATTAAACTTGAAGGAGAAGCAAAGGATGGAAACAGTTGGCTCGACACTCACTAAGGCAATACTACCTCTACCTGTCTTTACGAAAGGAAGGGGAGACAAGAGACGAGATATATTAGTTAGCATTAACAATTGGCTACCTATGCACTACATAGTAAAGAACAATGTAAAGAAGGCATATCATAAGGTAGCTGAAGAGTGGATAAAAACACTACCTAAATATAAAACACTCACACCTCACTATACCTTGTACTTTAAAGATAAGAGGAAGAAGGATATAGATAACTACACCTTCCCTCTACATAAATTCCTAATGGATGCTATGGTTGAGTACGGTGCACTCGAAGATGATAACTACGACTACGTTACTGGTATGTCTACTTCGTTTGGTGGGGTAGACGGTGAGAATTATGTAGTAGTGGAGCTAGTCGGTGAGTACGAAGATAGGAATTGACGAGGCGATAGAAAGAGTAGCTACTACTAGGCTACCAATAGACGACAAGATAATATGTAGTATGCTGACTACATTGCATATCCTAAAGGAACTAGGATTTAAAACAATAAGTAAAGGAGACAAGTATGACCAAAGATAATATCAATCCAAGTCACTACAAACAAGGAAATATAGAAGTAATAGATTTTATATTAGACCAACGACTAAATTACCTCGAGGGGAATGTTGTTAAGTATGTGAGTAGATACAAATATAAGAATGGATTGGAAGACTTAAAGAAGGCTCAGTGGTATCTGAATAAGATAATGCTTGAGTTAACTAAACCTTGAGGAACAATAAGAAGATGACATTTTCAGAACACATAGCAGAACAAGGAGTAGAACTCCCCATAGAGGGATTTGAAGACCTACTCTTTGATTACTTACAAGCATTATACGACAAAGGATACGATATCCCTGTTGACGATATTATGGAAGCACTATACGCAACTCAATGTCTAGCACCTCTGTGCCAAGACTTAAAATTTAAGGAGAATATGTATGTCCATTAAAGTTATTAGATTTACTGCCGATTGGTGTGAGTCTTGTAAACAATATTTACCTACATTTGTAAAGGTAATGGATTCCTACCCTGATGCGGAAGTAATCAGTGTGGATATTGAGACAGATGATGGCGTTGCGATGGCTAGCGACTATGGTATCAGGGGCGTACCTACTACAATTATTTATAAAGGAGATGAGTATCAAATCAAAGTAGGGGTAGTACCTGAAAATGAATTGAGAGGTTTCCTTGATGCGGGAGAATAAGTTACTAGAAAGGGTCGAAGAAGTCTTCAAGTGGGGGATAACAAAGACAGATAGTGACTTCTGCAGATGGGATGCAGAGAATGAGGATTACATAGTTGAGTTAAAGTGTAGAAGAACACACTATAACACTCAGATAATAGAGTACGGTAAGTTCGATGCTTTAGTAGATGAGGCTAACAAGATAGGAAAGGAAGTGATGTATATTGCAGCTACTCCCGAGATTATCTTGGTGTTTGAGATAACAAAACTATGTGCTGAGGGTTATAACTTTAACTGGGAAAACAAGAGCTTACCTAGCCATACAGATTTTGGAAAGGCTAGTTGGCAAATGAAGAAGGTTGGTTATATTGATAATAATAAATCAATGTGGAGAATACCATTATGAAAGCACTAATAGATAGCGATAGTTTAATATATAAACACGCTTCAATAAATCAAGAGGTAACTAAGTGGGATGAAAATACTACTACTGTTACCACTAACTTTACTAAAGCTAAGAGAGGAATAAAAGCAAATATCGAGGCTATTATGGAGGCTACAGATACGGATGATTACTTAATGGTGTTATCCCCTAAGAATACATTTAGGTTCGATATCCTTCCTTCTTATAAAAGTAACAGGAAACCACCTCAACACGCATTGGAGTTACTTACTCCTCTCCGTAGGTATGTGACAGATACATTACAGGTACACACACCTACTTATGTAGAAGCAGATGATTACTGTGTGTGGAGAATGTATGAAGAACCTAGTGAGTGGGTGCTTTGTCATATTGACAAGGATTTAAACCAAGCAGTAGGTGCTCACTACAACTACAGAACCCTTAAGAGTTATAAAGTAAAGCAGGATGAAGCAGATTATATGTTCTACTTACAAACTCTTACAGGTGATACAAGTGATGGCTATAAAGGCTGTCCAGGCGTTGGTCCAAAGAAGGCAGAGAAGATACTTCAACCCCTTGATTTGACTAACGAGCAAGAAGTATGGGATGTCATATTGGAAACCTATGCTGATAAAGAGCTAACAGAAGAGGATGCCTTAGTACAAGCTAGAGTAGCAAGGATGCTACGCCCTGGTGAGTACAACGGTGATAACGTAATTAAATTATGGGGAAGTAAACAAGATGAAAGCGGTGTACCTAGGAATAACAATTGATAGAACAAGAGATAAGATACTATCCGAGCAAGCCCAAGAGCTTGTTAAGGGTTATTATTTAAGAGGTAAAGAGAAATCACCTCAAGAGGCTTACGCTAGAGCAAGTGTTGCATATAGCGATGGGGATTTAGAACTAGCACAGAGGTTATATGACGCAGTTAGTAATGGTTGGTTTATGTTCAGTAGTCCTATTCTTAGTAATGCTCCTTCACCTGGAGAAAGTGCTTCAGGACTCCCTATCAGTTGCTTCCTTTCTTACATTCCTGATACTTTGGATGGGCTTATTAGCCATCAATCTGAGCTTGCTTGGCTATCTGTTAAAGGTGGTGGGGTAGGTGGACATTGGGGAGATGTAAGAGCAGTGAGTGACAAAGCTCCTGGTCCTATACCTTTTATAAAGGTCAGTGATGCAGCTATGACTGCATATAAACAAGGTAAGACAAGGAAGGGAAGTTATGCTGCATACACAAATATTAGCCATCCAGACATTATGGAATTTATTAATCTCAGAGTGCCGACAGGGGGTGATGCAAACCGTAAGTGTTTTAACATTAACAATGCTGTCAATATTACTGATGATTTTATGGATGCCGTTGCTAGTGATAGTGACTGGGATTTACGTGATTCTAATGAAGGTGATATCCGTGATACAATCAAGGCACGCGACCTTTGGTGCAGGTTACTCGAGGTACGTTTCAGAACAGGTGAACCTTATCTCAACTTCATTGACGAAGCTAATAGAAAACTACCCCAAGCCCTAAAGGATGAAGGACTTGAAATTAAAGGAAGCAATCTATGCAATGAAATTCATCTGCCCACAAATGAAAATCGCACGGCAGTATGTTGCCTTTCCTCCGTCAATCTTGAACTCTTTGAGGAATGGAAAGAAACCTCGTTAGTAGGTGACCTAATTACTATGTTAGATAATGTACTGCAATGTTTCATTGAGGATGCTCCTACTGTATTACATAAGGCAGTTAACTCAGCAGTACGTGAACGCAGTCTAGGCTTAGGTGCTATGGGTTTTCACGGTTACTTGCAGTCCAAAAATATACCGTGGGAGTCTGCACTTGCTACAGGTAAGAACCTGCAGATGTTTAATTTGATTAAAGAACAAGCAGAAGAAACAACCAAAGCTTTAGCTGATGTAAGAGGGGAATACAAAGATGGAATGGGGACAAACAAGAGAAACTCTCACCTCCTTGCTGTTGCTCCTAATGCTAACTCCAGTATTATTTGTGGTACTAGTGCTAGCATTGAGCCTATTAAGTCTAACGCTTACGTCCATAGGACTCGCGTGGGTACACACTTGGTTAAAAACAAGTATCTCGAGATTGTGATGGAAGAGCACCGACTCAGATTAGGTAAGGATAAGGAGTGGCTGGAGAAGGAATGGAGAAATGTAATCCATCACGAGGGTAGTGTTCAACAACTGGACTATCTAAGTGATTGGGAGAAGGATGTATTTAAGACCGCCTTTGAGCTAGACCAACATTGGGTTGTAGAGCACGCTGCTCAACGTCAACCTTTCATATGCCAAGGACAGAGTGTTAACCTATTCTTTCCAAGTGGCAGTGATAAGAGTTATGTTAATAGTGTTCACTTCAAAGCTTGGAGAGACAAACTTAAAGGATTATATTACTTAAGAACTAATAGCAGTAGTAAAGCAGAACAGATAGGAATTAAAGTAGAGAGGGTTAAATTAAATTCATTTAAGGAGGAGGGAGAATGTCTGAGTTGCCAGGGTTAATGGATGAGGCTCAAGCCTATAAACCTTTCCACCATCAATGGGCTATGGAGCTTGCAGAAGAACACGAGAAAACTCATTGGGGTACGTGGGAAGTTAAGCTACAAGAGGATGTAGACCAATGGAAGAGAGGTAAGATTACTGATAAAGAGAAGAGCCATATTACTCAGATACTACGACTCTTCACACAGTCAGATGTACAGGTAGGTCAGAACTACTGTGACTTATTTATCCCTAAGTTTCGTAACCACGAAGTTAGGAATATGTTGATGTCCTTTGCATCTAGAGAGGGTACACATCAGAGAGCTTACGCCCTACTGAACGATACTCTCGGTCTACCTGATAGTGAATACACAGCCTTCTTAGATTACCAAGCGATGGTAGATAAGGTAGAGTTTATGCAGAACAATGATACTTCTACATTGCACGGACTAGCTAGTGCTTTAGCTCAGACCTGTTGTAATGAGGGGATGTCTTTGTTCTCTGCATTCGCGATGCTCCTTAACTACCAACGTAGAGGTAAGATGAAGGGGATGTGTGAAGTAGTTGAATGGTCAATCAGAGATGAGAGCTTACACGTACAGGGTATGTCTCGTCTATTTAGAGAGTTTTGTAATGAACATCCAAGGGTGGTGACAGATGAGTTTAAGAAAGAAATATACGAAATGTTCAGGGTGGCGGTGTCCCTGGAGGATAAGGTTATTGATTTGGCTTACGAGCTTGGAAGTGTGGAAGGTCTCACTAAAGCTGAAGTTAAAGAATACATTAGACATTTGGCGGACAGGAGGCTCTTAATGCTAGGGCTGAAGCCTAACTGGGGAGTTAAAGAGAATCCCCTACCTTGGGTAGAGTGGATTGTAGCAGGAGATTCCTTTAAGAATTTCTTCGAGGGTACTGTTACTGACTACTCAGCTGGAGGTATGTCAGGAGAGTGGGGGTGGTAAAGAAGAACTACCAACCAAACTTTGAATGGCATAAAGGGTATAAGTGGATTAACTTCGGAACTAGAGATACGCCTGTTATGCGTGAAGTACAACACAAGTTAAAGGAGCAGAAATGCAAGGATACAAAGGATGGAAAGGAAGACAAAGGCTATATTCAAAAACCAGGAATGAAGGATGGGAGTGGTTAGACGAGTGTTCACCTAAAGGGTGTATTAAGAAAATCAGAGCAAACTTTAACTGGATGTGGTTTCTACTGGGAGTGTTCTTTATCCTACTCTCATATGCTGAGGTATCCTTAGCCAATACTAATAAGTACAGTTTTCCTTATGCTGACAAGATAACTATGGAAACAGTTAGTAAGGGGCATATAGGTGGAGGTACTTATGTGTGCCCTACTATACAGACTTGTTACATCAAGGTCTTAAAGGCTGAAGCAAGGGGAGCACATTTATATTATGACTCTATTACTATTTATAAAGACGGTGAGATAATATGGACTCGTGATTATAGATTCTTAAGATGGGCTGAAGAGGTGGCAGAGTGAGCAGGAAAGAATTATATGAAAGGGCTATTGCAGATTCAGCAGTTTCGTGGTGTCAGTTATATAGAGAAGAGAAAGCAAAGAGAGAAGAAATTGAGGAACGCTATAAACTCCTCATACAGACAATCAAACAAGAAGGAAAGAGTAGAGTAGTTAGTAGTTAGTATTAATTAAACTTGAGGAATAATTATGATATATGATTTTAGGTGTAATAACTGCACCCACGAGTATGAAGTTAGAAGAGCAATGAAGGATATGAATGAACCTAGTATATGTCCTAAATGTAGAGACGAAGCTCCTACTAGAATAATAGGAACACCCACGTTCAAAACGTGTGGTGGTGGGCATCGTAGCTCAAATGGAGGGCAGAAGGTTATTATTTAACCGATAAAAGCATACTTATATAATGGACAAACTTCCAAGAAGAACCTTAGATTTACTTACAAAACTAGAAGAAATGTATCCTGACCGTATGGTCACTGAACATTTATCTGATTTTGATAGAGGTAAACAGGCAGGAGTAATAGAATTACTTCGATTATTAAAACAACTAAGAGATACAGGAGAATAACTATGGGCGGATTATTTGGCAGCTCTAAAGCACCGACACCACCACCACCAGTACCACCATCATCAGCACCTGTGACAGAGGCTACATTTACTCCAGGCGATGAAGGAACTAAGAAACAGAAGAAGCTTACAGCGATTAAGAAAGGTAAGGGTAGATTAGCTATCTCTACTAAGTCAGGCGTTAAGTCTGGAGTATCTAAGGGATATTAAGGAGTAAGGAATGGCAGAAGAACGCACAGAAACACTCAAGGCTAGATGGTCTAAACTAGAGGGCGAGAAGTCAACAGTACTAGACAGAGCTAGGGATTGTGCTTCACTTACTATTCCTTCTATGCTTACTAAGCAAGGGCATAAGGAGCAAGATGTATTAACAACTCCTTATCAATCTCTTGGAAGTAGAGCAGTAAATCATCTGGCTAGTAAATTACTACTAACTCTATTACCTCCTAACGCTCCTTTCTTTAGGTTAATGCCTAATCAAGAGGATGTTGGGGAGTTAAATGCTGAGCAAGAAGCTGAGTTAGAGAAAACACTTGCTGCTTTCGAGCGAGACCTTTACACATATATAGAGAAGAAAGCATATCGAGTACCTTTGTTTGAGGCTTTAAAACTTCTAATCGGTACAGGTAATGCTTTACTTCGTCTTGAAGATGAAGAGTTAAGAGTATATAACCTAAATGAATACGTTGTTAAACGTAACGCATTGGGTAAAGTAGTAGAGATTATTGTTAAAGAAACAGTACACCCTACTGATGTACCTGAACTAGACTTAACAGACGAAGATACTGATTTATATACTTGTGCTAGGATTACTGAGACAGGTTCGTACTCTCTATATCAAGAAGTACTAGGTGAAGTAGTTCCTGGTTCTGAAGGAGAAGTAAAGGCTGAAGACAGTCCTTTCCTTGCACTACGTTGGACAGCTATCAATGGTGAAGACTATGGTAGAGGTTTAGTAGAGCAGTACCTAGGTGACCTCCGTTCTCTAGAGGCATTAAACCAAGGTATGGTAGAAGGAGCAGCAGCTTCATCTAAGATTGTATTCTTGGTAGACCCTACAGGAACTACTAGAGCTAGAGATTTATCTAAAGCTAAGTCAGGTGATTTCGTACAAGGTAAGGCATCAGATGTCACTACTTTGCAGGTTGCTAAGGGCAACGATATGCAAATCCCTTATCAATTAGCATTAGAAATACAGCAACGTCTTGCATCCGCATTCTTGTTAACTCAAGGAGCTACTCGTAATGCTGAACGTGTTACTGCCGAAGAGATTCGTTTAGTAGCAGGTGAACTTGAAGATGCGTTAGGTGGTATCTATTCTATTCTTTCACAGGAATTACAGCTACCTCTAGTTAAGATTATCTTTAAGAAC